AGCGTCTCTCTCTAACTTTCTCTCACTATAATGTAATTGCTTATTTTAGATTTGAACATGCAAATCTAACAACGTAAACTATCACTCGTTGGATAACTCCTTAATAAATATATAAAACATATTTATATGACCACTTTGATAATAAGACCATCCACATTCCACTCCAGAGGATATCCAATTCAAGTTATTGTAAGGTACATATCTCTAAATATATAATGTTTCATCGACTAATGTGTATGCATATACTTATGTTTGAATTGGATTACACGTAGAAGCATTTTTCCGATAGGATAAGAAATATATGTCTATATTTCGACACTCTGTTTATCCTGTTGACAAAATCTTCTGATTTATCTTGAATTAAACCCATTCCGCTGCGCGGCCAGTTTTACAATAGATTAATCATGTTTCTCATGAGACAGGTGTTGTGCCTTTGACAAGCTTATACTCAAAGTGTTGAACATGGATACATCTGTACCTGTCATATCCAGCGATTATATTCACTCCGCAAGAACAGAATACAAACTGACGAATGATGAATCGCCGATTACACTTCAATTTCCTTCGACCCTTGAGAGAACAAGGGTACGTATCATGGGCAAATGCATGAAGGTAGACCATGTAGTCATTGAGTACAGGAATCAAGTGCCCTTTAATGCACAAGGTTCTGTTATTGTTACCATTAGGGACACTAGACTCAGTGATGAGCAACAGGATCAAGCCCAGTTCACATTTCCCATAGGGTGTAATGTGGACCTCCATTATTTCTCTGCATCATACTTTTCAATTGATGATAACGTACCATGGCAGCTGCTGTATAAGGTTGAAGACTCAAACGTAAAGAATGGAATCACATTTGCCCAAATTAAGGCAAAACTTAAGCTGTCAGCTGCCAAACATTCAACGGACATTAAATTTAAACAGCCCACTATAAAAATACTATCCAAAGACTATGGGCCTGACTGTGTCGACTTCTGGTCCGTTGGAAAACCTAAGCCCATTCGAAGGCTCATTCAAAATGAGCCCGGCACAGATTATGACACTGGGCCTAAATATAGGCCCATCACGGTCCAACCAGGAGAAACATGGGCTACAAAATCCACAATTGGGCGCTATACAAGCATGAGATACACAAGACCAAACCCAATTGACATCGACGACTCATCCTCCAAGCAGTATACCTCTGAGGCTGAATTCCCACTTAGAGGGCTACACCAGCTACCTGAAGCTTCCCTAGATCCAGGGGACTCAATTTCTCAAACCCAGTCCATGTCGAAAAAGGACATTGAAAGCATTATAGAACAAACTGTAAACAAGTGCTTAATAGCACATAGAGGTAGTAGCCATAAAGATTTATAAATAATAAATCATCCCACATAGGATGTTTCTATTTGTACAAATGGCTTACAAGACATTGCATGCTCTGATACAAAAGCATAACTGACAAGAATAGCATTCTTGCTTATGTTCCTATAATTTCCACCTGCATTTACCAGATCCCCATCATGGAATGATGCCCATATAGTATATCGCCTGGTGCTCAATCGCTTATTAAACCTAAATTGAGATACCTTAGTATCTCCTGAAGATGAAACGAATCGTTTCACGCTGTGCAATACCCTATATCGATGCTGTTGATTATTCAATAATCTTAAATTAACGTAACAAGCGGAATATGGTCCGAACAACTCTTCAAATGTGGGAAGAGCTTGAACACCAGCCGGTAAATAAGGCTTTGTATCCATGATTAAGCTAAACAGGAACACTCCATTAACCACAGGCGACACCTCCATAGGATCATCATTGCCATTAGCCTTCGCATGTATCACTCCCGAAACAGACATACTTTGCAACTTGATGTAATCCCTACTACGCCCATCACCAGATGGTCCCCTGGAAGGATACGTCACAAACGACGTGTAACTTGTGTTCTGCTGCAAATTAAACACATCACCATGTTGCTTCTCACACAAAACATTATGGCCAAACGGTCTCTCCACTGGCTCATATAACAATCTTCGCCTAACACATGGTCTCGTATGCCCGGCAACATACTTACGCTTAATTGGATACCTGTTAGTGATATTGCTGTTCCATTTCCTTTGGAGATTTCTAGACTGCTTCCTGATACTATACATTACAACGTAATGTATATACTTCCAATAAATGATATTCTCCAACTCCTGTATTTCGCACCCTATATATAATACATAAACAATTACGCTACTGGCCTTAATTGTCCTTAATGGTCGTTGTCAGATTGACGACTATCAATCAATAATATCGAATGGCTAATATTAAACGTTAACTAACATATATCCTTTTATTACACTCAGAGCCATGAACAATATACTAAATATAATTTAGTATCACAAGCTGTCATTCGATTGGCCCGCAGATTATTTATTTGCATGTGGGCCACACATGCAATATCCATAGCTGACAACATCTATATGCGGGGACCACCGTTGTATCTGCAGGAAAGAGAAAAAGATGGGGACCCACTTTCAAATGGAGACGAAGCCAACCAGTGCGCGGGGTCCACATTTCAAAAGGGGCGGGGCCAACCGGTAATATTATACGGTTGGCCCCTTGGGTGTTCTGAGCCTTTTGAGCCTTTTATTTGAAATTAAAGTTCAACTTATTACAAGAATGCCCTTTAGAGACACCTATATAATGTCTCCAATTAATAGGAGGAGATGCTCAAGTGTGTCTCCAGTTGAG